ATATTCAAACTGGAGAGAAGAACTTGCCGAAGATTGGCAGTCAGTAAATCGCAAAGATAAAACAGATGGGTTAAGTCAAAAAGCAGTTAATGCATATCGTCGTGAAAATCCAGGTTCAAAACTTCAGACTGCGGTAACCGAAAAGAAACCAAAGGGTAAAAGAGCAAAGCGTCGTAAAAACTTTTGTAGTCGTATGTCAGGGATGAAATCTAAATTAACTTCAGCAAAGACCGCAAGAGATCCAGATTCAAGAATCAACAAAGCTCTCCGTCGTTGGAACTGTAACTAAAATGAAATCTTTTCAACAGTTTATTTCAGAAAGTGTCAATATTGTTGGAGATTTCAACGGAAATCTTTATATGAATGCATCGCAACCAGAAACTACTAACGAGTCTTTTCTTGCTGATGTAGTTTGGGAGGGAAAATTATACCGCTTGGAAGTTGAGGGCAAATTGATGAATAAAAATGAACTTGCGGAGCAATTGCAGGGTGAATATCCTGGGGCAATTGTTCATAATATTTACCCCCAAACAACAAATTCTTTAAAAATTAAGAACTCACAAAGATATCAACCAGAAAGACTAACTTGGACTGATTAATTATGGCACAATTTAATAAGAATACACAAGACTTTCTGAATCAAGAAAGAAGTCTCTTTGAAGTCCCAATGATTGCCAATAAAAATGGCGAAGTAGTAACATTTGATAATCCATTTCCAGTATCTTTGGGTTCTTCTACTATTACTATTAATGGTGATATTACAATTCCAGCAACTATTAGTGTTGCGAGTTCTGAAGCAAATCCAGTTCATACGCACATCACAGAAGTTGGTATAACTAGCATTCTCACAACTCCATATCTTCCTGTTGGTGTAGGAACAGTAAATCTAAATCTTTCATATCTTCCAGTCGGTATTTCTACATTACTGAACACTGTATCAATTGGAAATACAGTATCAATCTCAAATACAAGTTTTTATATAACCAATCCAGTCACATCAGTCGCAGTATCAGGTATTGGTTCTACTGTTACAGTTCAAGGAACAGTAGGAATTGGAACAACAGGGCAAGTATCACTCAACCTTAATAGTGCTCCTGTAAGTTCTAGTAATCCCCTACCAGTTACGGGAACAGTATCAATTTCTACATCATCAGCAGCAGCATCTGTTGCATTTCCACCAATAGCAACCGATGCATTTGGTCGTTTAAGAACTTCAACTCCACTTACACTTTTTGATAGTTCCCACAGATACAGGGACAATAATCTTTGGAATGGTTTAGTTGTAGGAACTGGTTCAACAGTTGGATTTGTAACAGCACAAGGTTTAGTCAATATTGGAATAGGAACTACTGCTGGATGTTCTGTGATTAGGGAAACCACAAAAGTATTCTCTTATCAACCAGGAAAATCATTACAGGTATTGAATACATTTATAATGAACCCAGCAAAAGCAAATCTTCGTCAAAGAGTAGGATACTTTGGTGCAGATAATGGAATGTATCTGGAACTTGATGGAAGCACTTTATATTTTGCGGAAAGAAGTTTATCTACTGGAACAACAACAAGAGTTGCACAGTCGGATTGGAATGTTGATACGATGCTTGGTGCAGGGCATCTCAATCCATCTGGTGTTACATTAGATATTTCCAAAGCACAAATTTTGTGGATGGATATTGAATGGTTGGGAGTTGGAACAGTTAGGTTGGGTTTTGTAGTTGATGGGAAGTTTATTCACTGCCATTCATTCCATCACGCAAACTTAATCACTTCAACTTATATTACAACGGCAGCATTACCTTTGAGATATGAGATTGCAAATACTGGAATTACAACCAGTGCAAGCACACTTAAACAAGTTTGTTCTACTGTAATTTCAGAGGGTGGTTATGAACTTCGTGGAATACAGCAGGCAGTTGGTATACCAATCAATTCTCCAAGAACATTAGGAACTGCGGGAACATTCTATCCTGTAATATCTTTGCGTCTCAAAGCATCACCAAATCGTTTGGATGCTATTGTAATTCTCACGGCACTTTCTATAATGCCAATTAGCACTGGTAATTTTAATTGGCAGGTTATAGCATCTGAAACTACTACTGGTGGTGCTTGGGTAAGTGCTGGTACTGATAGTGCTGTTGAATATAATATTACTGGAACTTCTGCTGCTGGGGGAAGAATACTAGCAAGTGGATTTTTTAATGCATCAAATCATGCAGCAAGTCAAGTTGATATTCTGAAAGAAGCATTATTTAAGTTTCAGTTAGAAAGAAATGGATTAACTTCAACTCCTTATGAACTTACACTTGTGGTTGCTTCTGATAGTAGTAATGATACTGTTGTTGCTTCTTTGGACTGGGAAGAGATTAGTAGGTAATTATGGATATTCAAGACATTCAACTAAAGATAGGTGATGCATATCTCTCTAACCCAAATCTAAAGAGAGCAAATACTCCAATACAATTTACCGAAGAACAAATTATTGAGTTCTTAACTTGTAAGGAAGACCCAGTTTATTTTGCCAAAAAATACATCAAGATTGTTAATGTTGATGATGGTCTTGTTAAGTTTAATATGTGGCCCTTTCAGGAGAGATTAGTCAGCAACTTTCATAAGAACAGATTTAACATAGCAAAAATGCCACGCCAAGTTGGTAAGGCATTAGCATTAGATACTCCAATACCAACACCTGAAGGATGGGCGACGATTGGGGATATTGAAGTTGGGGATCAAATACTTTCTCCAGATGGAAATCCAGTTTCTGTAACATTTAAAACAGAAACTATGATTAATCATCAGTGTTACAAAATATTTTTTGATAATGGAGAAGAAATTGTCGCTGATGCAGATCATTTGTGGGAAGTAAATAGTTCTTATTGGAGAACTGGAAAAAAAGTTATCAATACTGATGAAATATATTCAAGATACTTAAAGAAAACTAACAATAAAAGAGGTAAAGGTGTAGAAGGGTCACTTTATATTGACTTATCTAAAGCAATTAATGGGAAAAATCAAAATTTGCCTATAGATCCATATCTTCTTGGTGTTTGGTTGGGTGATGGATATTCTGCGGACGGGAGAATAATAGCACATAAAGATGATTATGAATTTTATAAAACAAAACTAGATATTGAACACGAAAGAGAAGATAATAATTGTATTCGTTTTAAGTGTAGAGATTTAAGAAAAAAATTAAAAGAAAATAATTTATTAAAGAATAAACATATTCCTCAAATATATCTGCGATCATCAATAGATCAAAGAATGGAATTATTGCGAGGATTGATGGATACTGATGGATCTATCACTAAAACTCAATCATTTGAGTTTTATCAAAAAAATTATGAATTTATTCTTCAAGTTGTTGAACTTCTATCTTCTTTAGGGATAAAATCTAGGGTAAGTAGAAAGTCAATCAATCAGTGTTGGTATTATACAGTTCGTTTTGCTTCCAAAGAAAAAGTTTTTAATCTTCCAAGAAAGTTAGAATTAATAAATTTTAATGGAAAAGGAAGACCTCAAAATAAAAGACATTATATACAAAAAATAGAACAAGTAGATAGTGTCCCAGTTGCGTGTATTCAAGTAGATAGTGATGACCATCTGTTTTTATGTGGAAATACTTTTATCCCAACACATAATACAACAACGGTAGTATCATACTTATTGCATTATATTGTTTTTAATGACAACGTAAATGTCGGCATTCTTGCAAACAAGGCATCAACCTCAAGGGAGATTTTAAGTAGACTTCAATTATCTTATGAGAATCTTCCAAAATGGATGCAACAAGGTATTGTATCTTGGAATAAAGGATCATTAGAACTTGAAAATGGTTCAAAGATTATTGCGGCATCAACGTCTGCTTCTGCTGTTCGAGGAATGTCATTTAATATTATTTTCTTGGACGAATTTGCATTCGTTCCAAATCATATTGCGGATGATTTCTTTGCATCTGTTTATCCTACTATTTCATCCGGTAAATCCACTAAGGTTATTATAGTAAGTACCCCAAAAGGTATGAACCACTTCTATAGAATGTGGCACGATGCGGAAAGAAATAAAAGTCAAT